CAGCTTCTGTTGGTGTACGGCTTTGACCACCGCCGCCGCCACCTTTGCCTCCTCCTCCACCGCCACCGCCAGAACCTGCAATGCCAAGACCAAGACCCGCATTGTGAACACGGATGCCAGCAGCAATGAAGGTATGGTGCCCTTCAACGGTCAGGTTGTAGACAGTGCCGGTGCCTGCGTTTGTTTTGCTGACGATGGGGCGCAGGTGCCCGTTGTGGTCTACTAGGCAGTCATCTGTGCCAAGGGTGTCGATTTCGACGAAGGCATTGAACTGGTTGAGCACCCAGTGGTTTGGAGTGGCGTCGAGGATCTGACCGCCCCAAAGCGTGTAGCTGGTGACAGGTTCGTTGTGGTGCTCATGGACCTTGAGCACTGCAGCTTCATGGATCTTGCCGTCGTGGTCAAAGCTCCAGACCAAATCACCTGGCTGCAGCTCATCAATCCGGCGTTCACCGCTTGGTGTGGCGATCAGGGTATGCCCTAAAAAGCAACCGCCGCCACCACCGCCGCCACCAGCACCAACAATCCGTGTCATATCTGTTGATCCACGTCAAGCCCACTGGAGAGGACAGCAGAACCTACAAAACAACGCCCGTAAGCGATAGGCACTGGAAGTCCTTGTTTTGCAGTGTTGACGATACCGCTGAAGGTAAATGACTCCATTTTTGCTGCTTCACGACCACGTTCAAAAGTGGATGTTGATTGCACTGGAGCAGGAGAAATAGCCTGAGCAATGCCACCAATAACGAGCGATAATCCAACAAAGCCGATTGCAGACGCCGCTGCACCACCAATTAAACCCGAAACAGCTACGCCGCTAGCAGTCCCACTTAAGCCCGCACCAAGTCCAAGAAACCCTCCTGCCACTGGACCTGCAAGAATTGCTAACGCGACTAATCCAATACCAATCCCGATTTGCGCACCACCGCCACCCGCACCTGCAATCACTGGAGTGATACTCAAAACCTCACGTTCACTCCATGGGCAACCCGCAAGCACTGCATTGTTTTCATCAATCTTCTCTTTGCCAATACTTACTCGATAGCTAACGCCATCCTTTTCGCTATTCAATAGCCACGTATCTAGCCCGGGAAAGTTGACACACAACGCCTTAAATGCCTGCGCGGGCGTTTCTGCGTCAAATTCAAAACGGCATTGCCCCAGCTTTTTGCGGAGTGCGCCGTAGACCTTAACGACTTTCATGCCGAAGGGCGCAGGCAGTGCTCTTCAAATAATAACCGCCGTACAGATCCCTGCTACTGAGCCGCCTCTGCAGGTGATGAATCATCAACTGATCGCCCAGGTACACCGCCGCATGGTTGGGCAGCGATGATTCCATGTGCATCAGGATGGCGTCACCGTACTGCAGCTCCTCCAGTGGTATCTGGTGGAAGCCCTCCTTGGCGAAGTTGTCCATGTACAGGCTCTCGCCTTTGAGCCAGAACTGATCGCGGCGGTCATAGTCCTTCAGATCCAGTCCAAACTCCCGCTTGTACCAGTCCCTGCAGAGGCTGTAACAATCGACGATGCCGAACACAAACTCACGCCCAACGTAAGGCAGCTCGAATCCATCAGGCTCGCAGTAGCCCCACAACTCGGTCTGGGGATTGACGATATGCCAGGGCAACCCAGATTTTTCGCACGCGACGCGATCAGCCTGAGACGGAGCGTGGTTGGTCTTGGGGTGGCTATGGACTACCGCCACGATTTCGCCCTGATCCTCAATCTCGGCGTACTGCAGCGGATCCAGGACAAAGTGCTCATCTGGGGTTTCTGCCAGATTGCGGCATGGGAAATACCGCTTGCGTCCTTTGATGACCGCAACAAGCCCGCAGGATTCAACAGGGAACTCAGCCTTGGCGTGCTCCAGTGCCTGCTGCTGGATGGTTTTTGACAGATTCATTCGGTCAAACCTGCACCGGGGAACGAGCCAAAGGGTAATTCAGCCGTGGCGCCAAACCGCAGCTTGCACGAGCTGAGGCGTTTGCCGCATTTGTCGGCAGCCAGTGTGGCAACAGACTGATCGTTGACATTGAAGTAAGTAGAGCCTGTGTAGCTGCACTCCGTGCTGCGGTACTGCCATTGGCAGATGTTGGCGATGATCTGCCGCTTAGGGATCATCACACCAGCAAGATCAAACTTGCTAGCTAGCTCAAAGCTGACGCTATCGCGGCTTTCGCTTGCCTTGCGATCTATAAACCAAATCTCATCTGGGAATTTGGCGTGGGGATCTGCTGCTGCTTGACCGTCTAGATATTTTTTCAGTGTGCGGATGCGCTTGACGGTGGCGCCACCAAGGTCATTGCCTGCTGTGGTGGCATTTACGAGCAACAGCAGTGTTGTCATCGTGCCGTCTAGGTTGGCGATGGTCAGCGTGGGGCGCGGCAGTGTGCCGGTGTTGGTGTATTCAAAGCCCTCCGCTTTTACTGGTAGGCGGGTGTATGAGTTGCCGTTCCAGATGATGTTGCCGCTGACGTTAGCGTTAGCACCATTATGGAAGCGGTAGGTGTCGTTGCTACCGTGCAACGTTGTGTCCAACGTCAGTTCAAACAACTCGATAATTGCGCTAGGTGCAATGGCAGCTAGATCCTCGTAGCTGCTAGCAATCGCAACCCAGGTGACGGTGTTATCGGTGATATAACTGCCAATGTCTGTTGCCCAAACAGGTTCAGTGGCGCCACTGGTGCCAGCTACCGTGCATTGGAAAACAAGACCTGATGCCTGCAGCGTTGTAGAACGCCGGATGTTGCCAACGGCAAAAGCAGTGCTAGCGGTCCAGGCTGCGTATGCCATTACGGTTCAAAGACCTGACGGAAAGTGGCATTGATCGTATTTACATTTGCATATTGGAAATCACGCGACCAACTTTCAACAACCCATTTATAGGCAGTTGCTTCGTCTAGTGGCGTCCAATCAAAGCTTGCGTTGTCAGCAGCGCGTGCGTCAAAAAATGCCTCAATGGCATCTGCATCAGTGCTGTCTTTTGCAGTCCAAGTTAGATCCCAAACACGTGGATTTTGATTCAATCCGTATGTCAAACGTTGTTCATATCCGTCACCAAACTGCACTTTGCGCACAACAGGTTGACTTTTACGCACTGCACCAAAGTTGGGCGTTGTACCGCCTGCGCTGGTGCCAACAGTTGCATCATTAAAAGTAGCCATTACGCCAACAAGCCTCCAGGGCGTTTTTGTTTAACGAGTTCTTGCTGTACAGCAATGCCAATTGCCTTACCAAGCATATTTGCTTTCGGACCATCACCCTCAACACTGCTTCCACCTGCGTCAACATTGACGGTGACGTTGGCGCCAGAACCATTGCCGCGCATTGTCACAGGGATGCTGCGACCGTCAGGAAGAGGCACGTACGCCTCAGGGCGGCTACCTTCGCCAAACATGGCAAGCTGCGGACCGGAGGCGATTCCACCGCCTGCATAACGACGAAGCTTGAGCGGACCGCTGTTGGTCATCACGCCACCCATTGCAAAACCGAATCCACCGGTAAACGCCAAAGGATTAAATCCGATAGTGTTAGCGTTGAATTGAGAAACATTAGCAAGAGGTGTGCTCAGTAAAGGGGCTGCGGCAGGACCAAAGCCGATTGAACTCATGATACTTTTGAGTACAAATTGCTGAATAATTATCCGAGTTGTGTACTCAAGAATCTGTAGGGCAAATTCCCGGAAATTAAATGTGCCATTGATGAGCAATGAAGTGATTGAATCTTCAACACCTTTGATGCCACGTAGGCTCAGTTCGGACATTGCATCCCTTACGGTGCCAACGTTGTCGGCATAACCACGCAAGCCATCACCCAAGCCAGCAATAGCGTTGTTGTTGTATTCAAATGCACGAGTCATTGCATAAGTTTGATCCGTAATTTCTATGAATTTGTCCGACAAACCTTGCCAATAATCACTCATGCTTTGCGCTGCTTCGCCCGTTGCGAGATCAATCTGACTCTCATTCAAATCATTAATTGCCTGAACAAGAGGTGTAATATTTAGATTGCCACCTGCTTCTTTGTAAGCCTTGGCTAGATTGAAAACTTGTAGAAGAAGTTGCTCCGTTTCTTTGTTAGCTGAGCGAACTGCTTTTGTATATTTGTTTTCAAAAGCATCAAAAGCATTTCCGCCAAGTAAACGAGTTTCAAGTGAAACATCTTCAGTGGTTTCTTGAATCTTGTTGAGTAATTGCTCACTCTTGCGGTAAATATCATTCCTTTTTTCGGCTAAGCGAGCCTGCAGCTTTGCAGCTTTTTCCGCATTTTTATCTTTTCCAACCTCAGGCGTGATTCCTGGAAGACCTTTAGATGGCTCTTCTATTGTTCCCGCCGCCGCCATTTCAGCGGCAAGCAATGCGGACATTTGAGCAAAAGTTTGTGTCCGTCGTTCCACTAAAACTTTGTATTGACCTTTTTCGATTGGACCCAAACCAGTACCGCCTTTGCCGCCAAGAACTTCAAATCTCCTTATACTTTTATCGGTTGCGTCAAGCGTGCGTTGCAGAACATTAATCTCTCCTTGCCTTCCCTTTCCAAGACCAAAGAATTGATTGAGCTTGCGAATTGCCACATCAATCGCAATAACAATATTTGCAAATGTATTTTGAAATGATGCGCCAATTGGTTTAAGTAAACTACCAATACTTTCGCTCAATCGAGATAGTGACGTGCGAAGACGGTCGCCAGCCGCGTCGGGACCATCTGCAATAATTTTTGCATTTTCTCCATACTCGGCAAATAATTTTTCTGCAAATTTTTGAAAATCTTGCAAACTAACTTCGCCGTTTTCAAGAGCCTTGTCTAACTCTTGGGGCGTTTTGCCCATGGATTCAGCAAACAAGCTAAATGCACCAGGCAAGCGTTCGCCAATTTGCTGGCGTAGTTCTTCTGCAGAAACCTTGCCTTTGCTGAATACCTGTGATGTCGCGGTTAGCGCAGAATCAAGTTGCTCAAGTGAGCCACCAGTGCCTCGAATACCTGATGCAACACCAATAAATGCTTTCTCGGCATCCTTTACATTGCCACCAGCACCTTTTACAGAAGCAGTAAGCTGCGTAAATTGACGGGTAAGAATCTCTTGCGGGATTGCAAGATCCCTACTGGTTTTATCAATAAATTGCAGAGCACGTCGATATTCAGTCGTGTCTTTGGTGACTAATTGCAATGCTTGACGTTGCTTTGCAATTTCTGCGGCGTAAGTAGCGGTGCCGGCTAATGCTTGCCTGAATTGACCGACTTGAGCGCCAATCGCACCACCAGTAATTGCGCCAGGCACCCCACCAACAATTGCTCCAATGCCAGCACCAAGACCGCCTTCAACGCCTCCAAATACGCTTGCACCCGCAATTGTGCCCGCAATCTGAGCGCCTCTTGCAAGACGCCCACCCGCGCCACGGCGACCCTGTGCTTTAGCAAGTTGAGCTTCTAAGGTTGCCGCTTCTGCAGATGCTTCCTTAAATTCTTTGCTTGCAATATCAACACTGTTTGCTAGCTCGCGCCAAGAAGCCGCGTAATCCTTCAAGGTTTTGATGCTATTGGCACCCGTATTTTGTTGAACCTGACGAAGCTCACTTGATAAAACTTTAAATTTTGCCGACGATATAGTTGTTTGATTTGCAAGATTATTCAGCTTTGCACCAAGACCCTGAAAGACCGCTTCGCCCTCAGCCTTAATGCGCAGTTTGATCTCAGAGGTGATCGAACTCATTTGCGGCTCGCATTCAAAACGGCAAGGGCAGCCATTTCCATGACCTGGACGCCTTCAAATATGGCGACAGGATCTTTGACTGCATACAGCTTACATAGCCATTGCAAGCTCGGGTAGTTCATTCCGGTCAACCCAGCCATAC